CTCCATAATAAGCACTTGCACATACTCTTGCATTTGCTGCCTGAACATTAGTACCGGCTATAGTTACTGTACTTGCAAAGTTTGCTGCACCACCAACACTTAATGTTGATGCAAGCGATACTGCTCCTGCTACAGTAAGAGTACTGTTTAGATCAACAGCACCTTCCAGCGATGTTGCTCCAGCAACTCTGAGAGTACCTCCAAGTACAGTATTGCCGGATACAGATACATCATCCTTAAATGTACCAGCACCTACTACTGTAACTGTAGAAGCAAAGTTAGCTGCGCCACCTACACTAAGAGTTGATGCTAGACTTACTGCACCACCTACTGTTACAGTTCCACCAAAGTTTGAGTTACCGCTTACACTTACATCATCTTTAAATGTAGCAGCACCAACAACATTGAAGGGACCGCTAACCGATACACTGCCACCAACATTAATATAACCCGATACAGAAATATTTGTGGCAACACCAAGTTCAGCTTCCTGGAACCATCGCCATATAAGAATGCAGCAGTTACATTACCAACTACATTTAAATTACCACTTACCGATACATTATCAGCAAAGTTAGCTATGCCTGTAACATCTAAAACACCACCAATAGAAGCTGACGTTGCTACATCAAGACGGCCACTAACTGATACATCATTTTTAAATTCTGTTTTTGAGGTGAGGGTGGCTGCACCAGCCGCTGCGAATGTTCCGCCAACCGATACATTATTTTTTAGTATTGCTGCATTCTCTACTGTAACTGTAGATTTAAATGTTGCAGCACCCACCGCCGTTACCGTACTTTGAAGTTGTGCTGCACCCGATACCGTTACCGTGGAACCAAAGTGTGCGGCCCCACCAATTGATACTGTGCTTTGCAGATGTGTAGCACCAGCCACTGTGGCAGTGCCGCCAACATAAAGATTACCACCTACCGTGGCATTGCTTACAGATATATTACCAGCAATCGTTGCAGTCACACCAGACAGGTTTGATCCGTCTCCGTAGAAGGTGCTGGCACATACCTTATCATCCACATGAAGGTTTCCATCAAGAGATACTGATCCGCCTACTCCCAACGCACCAGTAATCTGAACTGCATTGGTTGCTACTTTCAAGGCAGTGTTAGTTCCATCACCAGTTTGTACTGCTTTCAGAGAAGTATCTACACCAGTATTGCTAGTTGAAGAACTAACAAGTATTACTTGTTTATATGTGTTTGATATTAGTTGGCTTGTTAAATCAGTCATATTAGATTCCAATACTTCTCCGTTGATCCCCACGCTGTGCTGGCCTGACTCCATGTAAGATTTCTACCGCCCGTATCTGGACGAGGATTGAGAATAGCTGGATTATCTCTTACATCAGGCACATGATTTTGAGGATGGTTCTTCAGATCAAACTGTCCTTCAAAGTCTTCGGGACATACCAGCATCCCATAACTGTTCATTCTCATAGTGCGATGCGGATATACAAATCCACATACGTCGCACATAGCCAGTGCGTTTTTATTACTAGCCATTAGATGTACCTTAGTTTTGGTACAACACGCATTGAAGCTCTTTCCCTGTCCTCCTGCATAGCTCTGGCAAGACACTCTTCATAGTTTGTCTTCAGCATCATAATTCTATTTTCAGCAACAAGCGGACGCTTCATTGCCATATAATAAGAAAGTCCCGCCGTAAGGCAGGGTAAAAACCTTTTAGGAACATCAGCATTCTGACCTGCTGATCTATTTACATCTGTAAGTTCGCTAAATACTTCAATCTTTAAAACATCTGTGGAGTTCTCAGGAATAGGCCATACAGAAAGAACGGGGTTATCCCTGCCCCTCCTGATAGAATACTGAGATGATCTTCCAGTTTGTGTTTTATTAGGAATAAGCAAAAACTCTTCAGGTGTTATACGTTCTAGTTTAATATCTGTATCATCTCTGTTAAGAACAACTTCAAGAGCATCTATAGTAGAAGAAGATAGATCATAAGAAGTGGTACTTGCAGTTACAGTAAGAGATGATACACTTGTAGTCCATAATAGTATACCACGGTTTTGCCAATCCCGCAACATTAAATTTACAGATCGACGTGCAGAAGCAGGTTCATGACCAAGAGTGTCTTCACCCCCGATCATTTCCGTAGCTTCTTGTATAACCTCGTCTATGTCAAGGTTAAAATCATATGTACCTGAGACTGCCATTAGGTTCTATACCTTTTTGTTTTCCGTGCTATCTTTTTGGGCTGCTTCACGAACTGCTTCCCGGCAGCAGTCCCTTTTCTCTTTGCTCTGGTGGTCGCTGCATATTCCTTTGCCGATAAAGACTTGATTGCTTTCTCCGGCAAATACCTCTCCCCAGTTTGCCGTGATGGTTTGCCTGACTTTGTTCGCCATTTCTGCTTGCTCCATTTTGAAAGTTTATTAGTAGCTTTTTTCTTTTTGCCGCTGTAAGTTCCACCGGCATCTTTGTAATACTTAACAGCAAGCTGCATGGCTCTGGCAGAGTGCTTACCGCCCATCTTACGCTTTGCTCTGGCCTTTGCTGCTGCCCACTTCTTTGGGTCACGCTTAGTGGCTGTGCCGCCTTTCTTACGCTTAATCATTTCTTATGTATCTTCTGAACTTCAAAGCTGGCTTTCTTGGAAGCACCTTTATGAGGCTTGTAACCACCAGCAGGATTCTTCATAAGTTTAAAACCCTTTCCAGATTTCATCCAGTGAAAACCCTTGGGAGCATTTACTGCTTTCTTCATCAACACCTCCACCGTTTACGAGCTTGTCTTAATCGACTGTTAGGATTCCTAGCAGCCTTTGGAAATTTCTTCATTTGTCCAGCAGACCTTGCACAATATGACTTGCGCCTTGATGCACGTTTGCCTGTAGGTTTCTTTTCAGTTACAGCAGTCTTGAGTTTAGAACCGGGATTCTGCCTACGATACTTGGCAACACCCTTCTTGGTCATGCCAGCACCCTTCTTGGTGGGACGCTTCATGCCCCGACCAATGGTGATGCCTTTCATATTGCTAGGCTTTCTTTTTTTCTTTACTGCCATATGTGTACCTGTATCTGTTAGTTAAGTAGTTACAAAGTTCTTGCCAGTAGTTATCAAAGTTTTTATAATCAGTTCTGTCAGGTTTAATTTGACTGTAATCAATTAATGTACAGTCATCGTATCCTTCTTCTACAGACTTATTATATTTTTTTAAAAACTCTTTATTCATTAATACATTTTTTTAGAATAGGTAGCTTTACCATATCCACGTTTAGCAGCACCTACACCACGAACATATCTTTTGTTTTTCTTCTTGGTTTTCTTGGTTTTCTTTTTTACCTGACCACCCTCTTCAAAACCAAGTGCGGGCGCACCGGCAAATCCAGATGCAAAAGTACTTCCCCCACCTGTTAGATATCCCATTCCTATTTTAGCAGCCATAGGAAGAATTGTTCCTAAAAAACTGCTTCCACCTCCACCACCACCCTGTTGCATCATGGGTTGTTGTGGGGAAGGCAGTACATCACCGGGAGCAGCTTTAGCTATTGGTGTTCCTTCTTTTTGTAATTCCCTTTCAAGAAGAAGTTCCACTAAAGTTTTTTCTTCTTCTTCTTCTTCTTCGTTGTCTTTTTTCCTTTTTTTATTAGAAGCCATATTATGATCCTCTTAATTCGGAGCGTTGTCCTCGGAGCGCAGCACGTTTTTTTACTTTAGTTTTTTTAAGACGACCGCCTTTTTTGAAAGTACTATAACCTGCCCCTGCAACATCACTAACATTAGCAGGTCCAGCACCTATTGGATTTCCATATCCAGAAACATAATCTTCTAAGCTTTGAACTTCACTGCCTGTTGGCCCACTTTTTGCAAAAAGATTACCAACTTCTTTTAAAATAGCAGAAGTAGATTTCTTCTTTTTACGTTTTTTACGTTTAGTGGGTTTTATATTTGTAGGTTTATCGCCAGTAACTCCTTTTAAAGAAGCAATTAATTGTGATGTTTCTTTATTTTTTTTACGTTGAGCTTGAATTTTTTCGTTAGACATATCAAACTCCCTCAGTAACCACGCAGAGCCTTACCGTAACCTCGTACCTGTCCACCCATGCGACGTTTTACCGTGCCTTTAATCTGACCACCATACTTGGAATCAAACTCTTCCATAGCCATACCTTTTTCAGACGTATCTATATCAATCATTCCAAAAGGTGTTTTGACTTTAGACTTACGACCAGACATATCATCAATGAAATATTCTTTCATTGTTTCATAGCCCTTGTTATATTTCTTTCGTCCACTATCAACTGGCTTTGGTTTTGGTTTTGTTTTAGCAGGTACAGGAGGTTTTTTCACAGGTCTAGGGTACGCTTGAACTGAAGGAAGTTTGCCAGCTTCTGCTGGTTTTTTTCCTGACTTACCTCCTTTTAAAGCTTGATCAAGAGCTACAGCAGCGGCTGTAGCTGCTAAACCTCCAGCAACCTTTTTACCTCTTCCAGAAAGTCCGACAATTCTTCCTTTATCAGCAGGAGTTTTTGATGTTCTTGTTGGAACTTTAGATTTAGTGGTTGTAGGTAGTTGGTTAGTTTTTCTTGCTTTTGGTGAAGTTTTTGGTGCAGTTGGTTGAGTAGTTTTTCTTACAGCAACACCTCTACCGGGCTTTTTATCAGAAGCCTTTGACATTCTTTTTCCAACTTCACTAGCTCTCTTTCCAGCAGCTTTAAGCAGTTCTTCTTTTGCAGCACCACTGACTTTTCTAGCAGGTTTAACTGTTTTTGTTGCAACATTAGAAACTTGAGGTTTTTTAGCAGCTTTCTTTCTTGCCGCATCAGCAGCTTTCTTTCTTGCCGCATCAGCAGCTTTCTTTTTTGCCGCTCTACTTATTCCTGCCGCTATAGCATCATCTGCCTTTCCACCAGCAGAAATTCTTCCTTGACCTTCAAGGTCTTTTCTAGAAGGAGCTTTTGGTTTAGAAGCTACATTCCTAGCCTGAGTCATATTTATTTTAGGAGCATTTGGAGCTTTTTTAACAGCAGTTGCTGATGCTTTTTTAAAACCCTGTTTAGCAAGATATTTTGCTACATGGGGAGCAGCCATTCTAACACCACCAAGAACAGCCATTGCAATTAAAGGTATAGCCATAACTTAGTCCTCCACCTTAAAAGTTTTACCCTGAGTGTAGTCTTCATCAACTACAACATCTTGAGGCGGACCCTTTACTTGTGGTCCTTTACGTGCAGCACCATAGCCTTGGCCTGTAGGACGGCCTACAATCTCATCAAGGTCATGGGGCCGTTTAATAAGTGTATGTGGTCCCGGCATCTAACTTCTCCTTTTGCGTTTCTTACGTTGTGCCTCGCTAAGTGCGATGGCTATAGCTTGTTTCCTATTCTTAACTTTTTTACCAGAGCTACTTTTAAGTTTGCCCTGTTTGTACTCTCCCATTACTTTCTTAACTTTTTTCTTACCGGGGCGAGTAACTTGTTTCCTAATACTGGAGCGATTAGTCATAACTAGAGTCAACTACTTGACCACCACCCATACGATAATTTATTTTGCCACCATATTTTTTGGGTTGTGTTTTTTCCATATAACCTTCAAATTCAGTTTTCGGACCAGTTGGTTTTTTAACTTTAGGAGGTTCATATCCCGGTGGCCTTACTTTATGTGGTCCCGGTTTAGGTTTAATAGTAGGAATTTTATTGTTTCCTTGAAGCCCATCGTTTACTGAACCACCACCGTTAAGAGCTACAGTTTTATAGCCCTTATCAATATCTTCATTTTCTTTTTTACGTTTTCTTTGCTGACCAATAGTTTCACCTTTTCTAATAGTGCTTCTATTAGCTTTAGCTGCTCTTTTATCAGCAGCCTTTGCGGCTTTATCTATCTTTTCTTTATTTGCAGCAGAGTGTATTTGACCCTTACTTGGTGTTGGTTTTACTCTAGGAGGATTTTTTGTTCCTCTACCACCCTCAACACCAGACGTAACTTGAACTCGTGTTTTACCTGTTTTATAATCAGGGCGACTATATATCATTTCACCCTCTTTATCACCCGGTGTTAAAGCTCTTTGTCCACCAAAAGCTGTACCAGCAATCTTACCTTTTTTCAATTCTTCTTTAGTAGGTTGCCTCATTTTTTTCTCAGACATTAGGTTTCTCCTTATGATCCTGCTTGTGTGATTGTATTAGGACCGCCAGCAGGAGAAGCTGCAACTTCCATATCATCCTGTCTAGTTCTGCGAGCCTGATTACGAAGAGTTTGAATTGCGTTTTGATATTCCGCTTGCCATACCTGAAGAGTTTCCCAATCCTTCATGTACATGGTGGCTTCTATGAGACAACCATAAAATAAGGCATTATAACAGTATTCACTAAAGTAGTTACTGGTTGTAACACTTGTGCCTGTTGCCGATGCCAGTGCAAGCGGCTGTG